AGACCCTAGCGTTATCAGAGACCCAAGCGTCACCATAGATCATTGCGTCACCATAGACCCTAGCGTTACCATAGACCTCTGCGTCACCATAGACCCTAGCGTTACCATAGACCTCTGCGTCACCATAGATCATTGCGTCACCAGAGACCCAAGCGTCACCATAGGAGCTTAGGTTGGTCTCTTTCTCTACATACCCACCTATTTCACCTTCTTCAACATTTCCAAAGCTGATTAGGGCTTTAATTCTAAATAGTTTGATTCCAAAAATGGTAATCGTGTCATCTAGTAACAATTCAAATTTTTTATTCATCTTGTTTTCTCCTTTAGTTCGTATTGCATTTTATTCTCCTTTAAACGGCTGTTCTTTCCCAATTTTTGTGATACCAGTCAATGACTGCATCCCGTGGATATTTCTCGCGTTTCCCTTTAATTCTCGGGAAGTCTTTGTGACTGTTAAAACGTTCATCAAATGTTCCTGTATCTTTAGTCCCAAGAAGCATTTCAGAACATTGCGACTTGTTCAATTCCATTGGGAATCGCCTTTTTTCATCAGTCACAACAGTCATGATCTTAAGCGTTCTGTCCATTAATCCAGCCTCGAACTGGTCTAATAATTGATTTATTAAGTCGTCCATGATATAATCCTTTTAAATAAGTTTTGTTTTGTCCCTCGATGGAATTGCCATTCCAGAGGGGCTTTTTTGTGCTATAATCATCTCAAAGGGAGGTGATTATAATGAGTGAAGAAATTTATTATTCTCGTAACATTGAAGCATTGACAGACAAAATAATTGAGCTAGTTAGAGACAACAATAAGATGTTTGAGCCTGTCAAAGTCCGAGAAGTAAGAAGACTTGTTAAAAACATTCTTGCAACTCACGAAGTTGAGCTACAAGCTCTTTGGGCGCAAACTCAAGATCGTAACTCTTGAGTTCAGTAGCTGGATTTTCTGCAATTGCTTTTACTTTTTTCCAAAGCTCCTCGCTAAGGCCTCGGTTGGAAAAATCAAGCTTCAATGTTTCTAATTCCTTGATATAACAATTGACTCTCTCTGTTGATGGCGAGAGTCTTTTTGTGGTATATGGATACCGTTTTGGTTTCATGTTTGCTCCTTTCTATCTGAACTCGTCCAAGCTGACTTCCAGTGCGTCAGCTATTTTTTTTACCGTTTCAAACTGTAGGTCTTTGATTACTCCATCTCTCAAGCGATAAATTCCTGCAGTTCCTATTCCAGCTTTTAGGCAAAGCTTATAAATCGTCCAATTTTTTTCTGATAACTTTTTAGATATTGTTTCCCAAAGCATTTGTAGCCTCCTTTTATAAATGTTTACTATATATTGTGTTTAAAAAAATAGATATACATTCTTTGCACAATATATTGACAGCATACGTTTAGAATCATATAATATATATTGACTAGGACCTCTCACCGTTTTAGTCAATATTTCAACAGAAAGGAGCGCCACCAATGGAAATGACTATCAATACTGGAATCCCTCAAGAAGAAGTTACTAAAGTTGTTCACGAAAAAGGTCCAGGACACACATATGTTGAAACATTCTATCCAAATGGTCTCATAATCAATTACGATATGTTGCCAGATGGAACAGTCAATGTTGACTGCAATAAACCACTTCGCCTTGAACCAGACGGAACTTATACACCAGTAATGGACTGACTTTTAATAACGATCTTACTGCCACTAAAGGTGATGCTACTGTTTGCAGCTTGTCTTTCGAGGTTTTTTCTTTTTCCGCTATACGGATATCGTTCTGGTTTCATGTTTTCTCCTCCTCTTCAAATTTTTGTAAAAAGCAATACGATATAGTCTGTGTTCAAGATATAGCTTTTCCCTTTTTCAGTAACCTTTACTAAGTTCTGATTAGGGAAGAGCTTTTTAATTCGTTCGGGTGCTTCATGGATATGACATTCACCGAAATTGATTTCCGAATCTATAGTAGTGATCCCTTCAACTTTCACTTGCACTTCTCCTTTCTATTTTGTCGCATTAGTTATGAACGATTTTTCGTTCACTAGGTTAAAAAATTAAGCAGTGTCGCCTGCTGGTGTGAAAAGATATTTTAGTTCATATTCTGGGAAAAATTTTTCCTGAACTAGCATAGCTTCTTGAAAAGTAAAAGGGTACTTTCCTCTTAGTTTGTCGCTAACGGTTTGAGATCGTACACAAAGATAGTCAGCGATATCTACAATAGAGATACCTTTTTCTTTTCGCGCCTCGTCAATGTTTAACATACGCAACTCCTTTCTAAACGAAATATCGTTCATTTGTATTTAAATTAAAGCTCTTTGATGAGCTTGATTATATGATAAACTTTTTTTCGTTCATTGTCAACAGAAAAACGTTATTTTTTTAATTTTATTTTTCTTTACAAACGAATTTTCGTGTGATATAATGTAAAAAAAGGAGAAATAGCTATGACAGAACAGGAATTAAGAGAACTCATAGAATTGAAATATGGCAGTGTTCGACAGATGGCATTAAAGGTAGATATGCCAGCTTCTACTATAAATTCCATTCTCAACAGAGGAATTTTAAAATCTAATGTTGATAATATTTTTAAAATCTGCTCAGCGCTTGGGATTCGCCCTGAAACATTGGCAGACGGCGTGGATTTTCATAAAGCAGAGACTGAAGCGCCTGAAATCCTAATGGTCTACAATCAACTAGAAGAACTGAGACAAGAGAAGGTCCTCGGATTTGCCAATGCTCAACTTGATGAGCAGGAAAGCTCTAAGGTTGTTTCTATATTCGAAAAGGTAAGCAACGAAGATTATATCATTGACTACGTAGAGGGATTGGTAGCTGCTGGTCATGGAACATTTCAGGAAGACAACCTACACATGGAGGTAAGGCTGAGAGCCAATGATGTTCCTGACGAGTATGATACAATAGCTAAAGTAGCTGGTGACTCAATGGAGCCACTTATAGAAGATAACGACTTATTGTTTATCAAGGTTACCAGTCAAGTAGATATCAACTCAATCGGTATCTTTCAGATAAATGGAAAGAACTTCGTCAAGAAGTTAAAAAGGGATTATGACGGATCCTGGTATCTTCAAAGTCTAAATAGTGGGTATGAGGAAATCCACTTGTCGGAAAATGACGACATCCGTACAATTGGAGAGGTCGTAGATATTTATAGAGAGGAATAACATGAGCACAGAGAGTAGACCTATGGAAGTGATTAAACACAACCTAGACTGCAAATGTCATAGACGAAGAGAGTGGATTAAGGTTAATGGGAAATGGTGTCCTATCGAATTTTCGGTAGATGACCCAAATGAGCCACCTATGACAGAAGAAGAAAAAGCCAACGTAGCCTTAATCCTTCAACAACACTTGCCAAAAGAATCCGAATAACCAACTATTTCCAAAATGGAAACAGTTCAAAAGAATAAAAAGGAGATAATATGAAAAAGATAACATTAGTCAGTATTGCTACATTAGCGCTGTTCTTAGGAGGATGCGCTCAGCAAGAATCAGAAAGCAAGCCGAGTCAAGAGCAAGTAACAAGCGAAACAACAGAAGAGACTACAGAAAAGTCACGGCAAGAAAAAGCGCAAGAATTGGTTCAAAGAGCGAAAGAAAAGAGTAAACAAGAAAACAAAGGTGAGGAACAGTTAAAGAAAGCAACTGGACAGGTTGACCTCAACAGCCCGATATTAGACCAGTATGCGAACTCTGTACAGCAATCGACTGAATCAGTTAAAATGAAGGTGTATTATCGTAGTGATGCCATCGTCATACAGCTACCAGTTGCACTCTCCGACATGACCGAAGAGCAACTGCATAAAACAGTTGATGGATTGCTGAAGATTAAAAACAGCGTAGAAAGAGCGTACAAAGTAACAGAAAAAGACTTTGTCTCACCTCCTCTATACGTATTTGACAAGGACGAAAAGCGCCTTGCATTTGAACAGAATGGCGCGATGACTTACGACAAATAAAAAAATCCCCACACTCGCCTTCGCCAAAAATTGAGTGTGAGGAAATCGTGTATAGTAAAAGGCATTAAAAAGCCTCTTTTACTATACCCATTTTATCAAAAAAGTGAGGTGAAAACAATGGCTTACTTTAGAAAAAGGGATAATGGATGGGAATATCGTATCTCTTACAAAGGCAGTGACGGAAAGTATAAACAGAAATCAAAAAGTGGATTCCAGACCAAAAAACTAGCTCAAGCAGCGGCAAGGGAGGTAGAAGCTAACCTATCCGAAAATATTTTGACAGACAAAGACGTATCACTTTATGATTTTGTCAAAACGTGGTCAGAGGTCTACAAACGACCTCACGTAAAGGATAAAACTTGGGAGACTTACACCAAAAATCTCAAGCATATCAAGACCTATTTTGGAGATTTAAAAGTAAAAGACATCACTCCTTTGTATTATCAAAAACGGCTCAACGAGTTTGGTGAGAAATATGCCCAGGAAACGCTAGAGAAATTCCACTATCAAATCAAAGGAGCTTTAAAAGTAGCAGTCAGGGAGCAATTAATAAGCTACAACTTTGCTGAAGATGCTAAAGTCAAGTCGCAGATAGAAACAAGGTCAGAGGACAACGACTTTTTGGAAGAGAGTGAATATACGGCTCTAATAGCCTCTACGCGCTCCAATATACAGTACGTGTCCTATTTTACTCTCTATCTCCTTTCAGTCACTGGTATGCGCTTTTCTGAGGCTCTAGGGCTGACGTGGAACGATATTGACTTACAGAATGGAATTATAGACATAAATAAGAGTTTTGACTACTCTAAAACGCAAGATTTTGCTGGTCTAAAAAACGAGAGTTCGAAAAGGAAAATCCCAATCGACAGGATCACGATTGAAACTTTAAAAGCTTATAGAAAGAAGCACTGGCAGGCAAATATCAAAAATAGGGTGTGCTTTGGAGTTTCAAACTCGGCATGCAATAAACTCATCAAAAAGCTGGTGGGCAGACCAGTCAGGAATCACAGCTTAAGACATACATACGCTTCTTACCTGATACTTAAAGGGATTGATATTGTGACCATATCAAAATTATTAGGTCACGAGAGCCCAGATATAACCTTAAAAGTTTACTCGCACCAAATGGAGGCTTTGGCAGATAAAAACTTTGAGCAGATAAAAGAAATATTCCTAACGGCTTAAATTTGGGGCGGATTTGGGGCGAGCTACCCGCAAGCCTTGATAAATAAAGGGTGTTTAATCCGTCTACCGCCTTAAAGATATGATTTTATCTTGTTTTATACGACATAAAAGCCCTTGAAATAGGGCTTTTTCTATTTTCCATCTGGTTAAACTTGGTTAAAAACTAAAATTATTTGGGGCGGATTTGGGGCGATAAATTGTGTTTATAGTCATTTCGCTCAATCTCATACATCAAAAATGAGTGATGGATAATATCCCGTCGTTTCCACTCTCTGACCATGTAGTCTATTACTTCTGGATCTTCAGCTTTAAAGGCAAGCAACAACATGACTCTAACAGTGTGTGCTTCTTTTAAAATAGGAGCGGTATAAGTCACATCTACCCAATGCTCAAAACCAAGCTTAGACTCATTGATATGTGCGATTTCAGTATTTAGTATTTTCATTTTAATTACCTCCACCTTATTTATTCGTAAAAGTTTTCGATAAAATATATTTTTTAAAAATAAAAAACTCTTGCATTATGCAAGAGTTTACACAAACTTTAAACAATCTATCAAATGAGCCTTCGCTCTACTTCGATTGTACGCAATTTATTGACCGATAGCCTACCACGGTCTGAGCCATAAGGAGCGACCCTATAACTTCCGTAGCGGTTTAATGGCTAGGCACGACTGGTTACGTCCAACTTTCACCCGACATTCAGAATATTTGTTTTAGCATAACAATATCAGTATCGTTCATCTGCACATTTGGGCTACTTGTACTTATCTTTAGTGTTATTGGCCGATTGCTCGACCTCAAGTGCAAAACGGTTTATTTTAGCATTTCTGGGTTGGTTCTTACTGCTACATAAGGCCTTGCCAGATTATTCTCTCACTGAGAGCGTCTATTCTCACCGCCACCGTATGATAATGGTCTAACTACGCACAATCTCCATACTATGTACACCCTCAATCTTCTTTCACGTCATGACCCCTTCCGATTGCTCAAAAGAGAGTTACTTATCTTCCTGCAATATCTCACAACAAGCGCAACGGGAATTATGTACACAATCCAAGCGAGGTATCACCCTCTCTGCACTTGGTTATCTAGTAGATTGTTTAAAATCTGTGTACAATTATTATATCACTATCCAGTAAATAAATCAAAAGATTTTCTGTTATAATAGACATTTTTTAAATTTTCTGTTTAAACGAAAAAAACCTACCAGCGTTAGCTAGTAGGGTTGAATTAAATTTTTAATATTTCTGTTTTTTATTTTTTAATTGTAGTAATTTACTAGGTCGTCTTTATCCCAGACCGAGAGCCAGACTGTGCCGAACTGTCCGAATTCAAAGCTTCGGTAGTAATATCCACCGTAGTAGCCACCGTCGCCAGTGTCAGTGATGTGTACTTCATCTATTTCAAAGCTGAAGTACATGCCAGCTTTAAACTCCTTGTCTTCGCCGTCTGGAACGTGGTTTCCATTTTCGTCAACCCAGTTCACCAAGCTGACAGGGATTCCGTTTTCTCATTACTACCCACTATTCCTAGTGGGATTAGACTATATCTTACTTTAGATATTTTCTGTCATACTTACCAAAATACTTCTTTTCTGCTTCAATCCTTAATTTTTCAGCTGCTGATTTATCTTTAGATGAACCTAAAAAAATCCTTTGGTTGCCAACTTGGATTCTAGCAACCCACAAACCTTTTTTGTTTAAATTAACACCTTTGATTTTAGAAGTGTTATTTTTATAAGTTGTTTTGTTCATCATATTTTCTTGATGACTTACCACTCTTAAATTACTTCTTCTATTATCTAAAGTATTGCCATTTATGTGATCGACGCTTTGATTTTTGTCTGTAACAGACATAATCCATCTTGAAAGTATCTTTTTACCTTCTTCGTACACATAAACAGAATAGTAATTAGTTCTTTTGTCCTTTTGAATGTAAAGTGTCTTATTATATTTTTTGAAAACATCAACGTCAAGCAAGACTTCTTTTTCATCCACAAAAACACTAACATAATCTTTGTGATATTTATAAGGGTATTCTTTTTTCCACCTACATTCATTTGAACAAAACGAATTAGAAACGTAATTATTGTACTTATAACGTTTGTATTGTGAATATGTAGGCGTAAATATTTTTCCACATCTACAGCAAGGAATATCTGTTATAGTAATCTTTGATTTCCCTTGTTTTTCAAGCGAACACTCATCTGAGCAGAAAACAGATTTTCCTTGTTTTACTCTGGTAACCTGTTTTTTTGAAAGTTCGAATGTTGTATGACAGTTGGTGCAAACACCACGTTTGGTTTTACTCATCTTATGATACCATCTTTCTAAAGTCTAAGTGCTTCCACTTACGTACAAATAGTAAGCGTACTCCCTAAAGGGATAGTCGTTACACCTTTCTGATACTATTATACCATACTCGGCACGGTATTGCCCGTTCTGGGTGTCCACCGTTAGCCATGCTTTTTGCATGACACCGCTTTGTTTGCGTTCACTTAGTTTATACTGAGCCGAAAATTAGTTAACCCAGTCGAAGCCTACAGGGCACAGGTAATCACACTTGATTTGGTAAATGTCGTTAACAAGTTGAACATCATTTGCCAAATAGTAAGCCTTGCCACTTGGTTTACGCGAGCTAGACGGAGCTACTGCTGTGTTAGGTAGTGGTTTCTCTGGCGCATTGCCATTATAGCGCCAAACCTCAATATAAGCTGGATTATTAGCATTGTAGTAGTAATCCCACGGATAAGTGTTGATGGCTTGTCCAGGTGCTCCTTGGGTTGAGTAGTCGCAACTGATAAAGTTAACAGAATCTAACATTACTCCGACGTGTCCGCCAGCACCGCCAGAACCAGCCATGTCTGCGCTCCATGACATCATGACAATGTCGTTACGTTGAGCATTCCAGTCTTCGTTTCGGCTGATACGTACCCAACCAACTCTTGCCAATTGTGCCCCAAGAGTTACCGTAGATGGTAACCCTTGGATAGCAAATCCATTATCCTTCAGCGCTTGGGAAATAGTCCCTGAACAGTCGCCCGTTCCGTCCGTTCCGTTACGACTGCCTAGCATGGAATAAGTAATAGTTCCTTGACGAGCTTCAAACCAACTTGCAATATCTGCCATGTGTTTTCTCCTTTAAATTTATTAGTCTTCTTTTAGTTCAGAAAGGTTCATCAATACACATGTCAGGCCTGAAAGAGCAATTGTTGAAGCTACTACAGCCCAGTTCACTTCAGTTAATAAAGCTGAAGATCCGATTACACCAAGTGCTGCCTGAGACATTGTTTTGATTACTTTGATACCTAATTTTTTAGCGAATGTTTTCATATTATATTTCCTCTTTTCTTATTATCGATTGCTAGTGATTAAAGTCTTAAGCTCTCTTACGTCTTCACTCAAGACCTTAACTTGTTCCGCTAAGACTAAAATAGCCTTGTTCTGTTCATCGTGGTTGTCCAAGCGTTTGCTGGCCGAAGCCTTAAACTCTCTTAGATTCTCGATGTCCTTCTCCATGATGGTATTTCTGTTCTCTTCTTTTGTGGCCCGATCCCTCATTGAGAGATACAGGCCTAAAACAGGGATTAGAGATAACCCCAATTGCAAAATAAATCTTTCGTACTCTGGCATAAGCACCCCTTTCTACTCTTTAGGCATCGTCCAAGGAAATGCTGCACCAACACCAGCGAGTTCAAGCGAACCGCCCGTCTTAAACTCAGATACAGATTGACCATCATAAGTAAAGTCTTTGTTGACTTGTACCAACACACGCTTGCCTTCTCCGTACTTCTCTTCGTGAGAAGCATCTTCGAGGCTAAATACATCATAAGCATGATACAATTTGCCAGTTACTGCTGGATCAATGAGCTCCAAATAACGCTTGTAAATCGTAGGGTCTACTGGATTGTCCTTGTTAGTTGCTACGGCTAAGACAGTAGCTTCTGCAAGTTTGGCCAGCTTGTCTACCTTCTCATTTTGGCTAGATACTGACTTGTCAAGTTCTTTAAATGCATACGCTGTATAATGCTCTTTAAAAAACTCCTGTTTAATCATTTCTAACAGCTCATTCGCATCCTTGCGCGTATGATCACCATCAAGCGGAAATGCAGCAGTAGCATAATACGGTTGTTGTTGATAGATTGTTACAATCGTTTTAATAACAGTCCCGTCAGGCCCATATTGTCCAGACGCGTCCTTTACTTCAAATGTCATTGTTGACTTCCTCCTTTCGCTTGCTCTTCTTCAAACTTAGCTCGTAACTCATCGTTGCGGGCTAGAACTGCTCTAACGGCATCTAGCTCGCTCTGAACTGATATGAGACGAGACTTATACTCGGATGCCTCAATAATTTTGTTAGCAAGCTGAATGCCTAAATCGTTGATAATATCTTGATTGATTTTATCTGTCATTATTTCTCCTTTTTTATAATTCAATGTCATATAGGCCAGGGTGGCCTAAGTCATTCCGCGAGAACCAATTTTTTATTTGTACAAAGTTGTATTGTATTTGAGACAACACATCACTTAATGCTGTAGCTGGAGCATCTCTGGTAAACGTATCTTTTACAATCTGCACATCACCAACTAATATGACTTTGCGAGAGCCGGGGTCATTAAAAATCTTCAATCCGACAAAACCAGCATTTGGGTCAAGACTACTGCTAGTACCTACTCCGAAAGCCCATGCCGCATAAGATGTGCCTTGCCTTTGAGTTGGCGCTAAAAACGCATGTGTACCGCTTGAGCTGTAGACCAAGTTGTTATAAGCTGATTTAAACTCAATCCTAGCTGTTCCGTTGTATGTGGTTACGTTTGTATTTAAGTTGATGATGGTATTTCCGTTATTGCCTCGGATAATACCACCTTCATACTCTAACCCTCTGAATGTTCCAGACGTGATACTTCGTGCATTGAGATTAATTACATTGATACGAGATGCATTAAGCGTCCCAGTGGTTATCTGGTCAGCTGTTATACTCTCGATCGCTGCACTCTTAATACTAGCCCTATCCATCAGCGTCTCATTGGTTATGTGCGTTAACTTACCAGTAATGCGATTCCTACCATCTGCGCCTAAATTAATACCAGAGATTATGTCTCCAGCAGAATTAAGGTTTTTGATAGCCCAAGAGCCCGCCAATTGAGTTTGGACGCTTCGAACGGCTTGGTCTACTTCCATCCGCTTGTTTACCTCAAAGTCAAATTTAGGCTCTCTACCTTCAACAACAATAGGCTTTTTGAGAAAAACGCTTTCTCCATTTAAGCCCGAGAACGAGATTTTAAGATAAACACCGTTAGAGCCTTTATAATAATAGCTAATGCCCGTCCATGTTCCGTAAATCGTATCACCTTGTCGTTTGTAGGATATAGATGATGATGCGTTCTCAGTGCCAATGGATACGGAAATATTACATTTATCAATGCCTTCAACAACGATTGAAAATGATAAATCCTTAACACTTTCTGGGATTCGATTTAACGGCAACCATACGGCATCATTAGACGTCAATCTTGAATTGGCGTGAAACTCCAATTTTCCAAAAGCGGAGAGGCCCGAACTTACAAGAGAAACCGTTGAAGTATCCCCTTTGCCAAAGTATTTCCTTACGTAATCTGACATGGTAAACGGATTGGCCACATAATTTGAAGACGTAAGCTCTTGATTAACTACCTTCGAGACTTCGGTCTGAAACAGGCTATCTGTCAACGTCATCCGAGCGATGTTCTGCTTGACTCCGTCTTCCGTCGTGCCAATGATACGGTCATAGAGCCTTTGCGTCTCTGTGATAGACTGTATCTCTGTACGCTTGGCATAGCCTGACTGCTCGACTGTGGACAAGACTGTATTAATGCCCTTGGCTGTCTCATCTCTGATTAGCTGGTTTATCTCTTGTCTTCTCTGCCCGTCTGCGTCAATGTAGCTCTTGGCTTCCGTGACAGTCGCTCTAATGCCGTCTAACGTGCGGTCTAGTGTGGTTATCTTACCATTTAGCCAATCTGCGCCATCTTCTGGAGCTGGTTGCCACTTGCGGTCGGTCGTGCCTTCGTATAGGTCGAACTCGGTCAGGAATACACCAGACCATTTATCTGAACCGTTGTTAGGCCCTCCATTAAAAATATAGAGATAGCCTTCATCAAAATCCCCTGTATTAAATTTAAAGGATTTCTTGACGGCTTCAACGTGGCTAAGAAACGGTATGGTCGTAGGGTTAAACAGCAACTCTTCGGATGTGTAGTCTTGCGTCTCACCTTTCTTACGCTTACGGATGTAGACCCTTAAACTCTTGGTGTTTCCTGAGTTAAAACCGAAGAAGTTCAGCATATAGGCTGTATTCTTCTTTAGCAAAAACCTCGGAGACTTCATCCAAGATACACCAGTCAAAGCAAACATCCGCTTCTGACCGTTGAAATAGAATACGTGACTCTGGAAGTTAACACTCTGAGTTTCCCAATACTGCAAGCCATCGTCCGCCCGTGAGTTGCGAATCATGTTCGGCCCGCCTGAGCCATTGGTCTGAAGCTCTAGAATCGTCTCTCTAATCCCGTCAGCAGTCTGCTTCATCTCGGCCTTGCTGACTGTGTTGTCCAACTGCTGACCAATGCGGACTAGGTTCTCGTCGTTTGTGCGTTGGTAGTCTGTGAGCTTATCTCTGGTTGATGTAGCTATATTTCGAGTTGATCTATTAGCCTCTCGTTGCAATCGAAACTTTTTACCTAAGATTCCGTTGTCATCATTATTAGCGTCTGAATATAGATGGGCATTAATTTTATCCAGTAACTCTTGGCTATCAACAATTGCGCCAGCTTTTGTCAAGGCTTCGGAGGCTTTGTTATCGACTTGTTGGATAGACTCTGTGGATTGTTTCAACTTCTCGTCAATGTCTTTCTTGACTTTATCCACATCTTCGGTATCAATACGTTTCTCCCACATCTCGCCATTCCAGACATACATGCGGTCATATTGTCCGTTTTTCTCAAACCATAAGTCGCCGAGCTTGTGTTCTGTTCCTTCTGCTGGTTTCTGATACCAGACCTTGTTGCCAGACGCATTTAAGAGATAATCAGGTAGCCCGCTTTCGATGGCTTTCTGCCGATTCTCTAGCGAGTCCATACGTCCTGACAATCCACCAGTCATAGCAGAGCGGATAGATTCTCCGATGATACCAAATTCCACTGATTCGTTGCGTTCATTCACAAAGTCATAAACAATTTTAGTGACTTTAGCGTCGTCCTCTGTGATTCCGATAGACGGATAGTAGACAGGTACGATGTCGCAGAACTCCAGCTCCTCAATAATTTTGTTATCTTGATAATCAAGAGTGCTTGCCAAGTCCACATACTCAATCTTGGTATTGATTTTAGGAGCGCCAATCTTGTTGTGCTCCATAAACTTCAATGCCATGGCTCTCAGCTTGTCAGGGGTCGGGATTTCCTTTTCCTTAAACTCGCTGGAAAAATCCACTACTTTTATACGCCGATTAGCGTACATGCTGATGTACTTGCTATCCACGTAATCGCCTGGTATTGTCACCGTGACAGGTGCTGGTGTGCTGTCGCTTCCTTGGCTATCTGGTGTGTAAGTAGCAAACGGATAGACCGAAGTATAAGACTCTTCGATAGATTCATCACTCTCAGCTGATATGATATTCCTACCGTATTCCAAGACCGTAGGAGCTCTTCTACCAAGTTGTTTATGCAACCTGACAGTTAGGTTGTCGAACTCGTATTCCCCGCCCCAGACGTCCAAAATAGAGCCCTCAACACCACCGAGAGCAAGATGCGCGTTCGTCATCTTGTCTGCGGTAAATGATGTGCTACCTGTCGTGTCAATATCTGACCAAGTGGAAAAACGATAGTCGCCTATCAGGTTATTAGCCCAAATAGCAAGAGCCACGGAAGCCGTACCGCTTAGGTTGATTCCGTGACGTACTGCCATGTACTCTAACTTGTGCTTGATGTGGCTACCATAGATTTTTAAAACTCCACTACTGTCCTTGACAATTCTGGATATTTCAAAGGTCTGATTCTTCGTCCGCAATCCAGCGTCTGCCTTGATTTTCATTTCTTTCTCTAAGATAGAGGCTAGAGGGCCATTAGCTGGATATTCTGCGTAAAACGTATAGAGACCGTTTCTTTCGCGGGTGACGTTTCCTGTTGTTACATCAATTTCTCCCAATCCGTAGGTATCGAATTGTTGCTCATTCTTATTAAATAAAATAGGCTTCAAATCTTCACCCCCCAGTTTGGAATTATTGAGACCGTAAAATTACCATCCCATGAAATACGGTTATTCTTTGGCTCTAAGTAAGGCATCTTATATTGTGGCGCTCTAACCACCTTATCCCAAGCAGGAAGCCCTCCGCTGTAGACTTGATTAGTCTGCATGTCAAGGGTTATTCCTCCTTGGATATCTTTCAACTTAGTCTGTCTACCGTTGATTGTAATAGTCGTCGTTCCATTTCCTGAGATAATAATCACAGGCTTTGCGTTTACATTGCCCTTACCTTGGACAGTCTGACCATTTGACACAGTCAAGCGATCCCTGCCGTCTTTATAAAATTTGATAGGGTGGCAAAGGAAGTTCAACTTTACGCTACCAAACTGCCTGAGAATCTCTGAAATAGAAAATGTCTCAAGGAATGCTGCACGGTACACGAAGTCGGAATCCCATGAGAGAATCAAGTCTTTGTAGCCATTAACAGCAAGCCAGTCCGTCAAGCGCTCCCCAATTTTGGTTAAGTCGCTCTTGGTAATTATCCGAAACGGGAACTCTTTAGTTACTGGATTCAATCGATTATTGTCAATAAGCAAAACACCATCTCGGCCAGAGACGGTGACTTGACTAATATCTTTACTTGCCGAACTGTGTTCGACTTCGTTTATTAAACGTAAATCAAAGTCTGTGCTTTTCTTTCCGTCAAAACTAATATAAGCCATACTAAATCATACGCCCCCTTTCTTGTCTGGTGTAGTATGCTAACTCTCTAATTAATCTACGCATATTGTCAGGAGTAAAGAAGTCACTATTCCCTTGTCCTGTGGCATTTAAGGTGTAATTGTTGGTTACATTTGATGTGCTATTAGACACGCCAGCTGAACCACCACCACCGAAGCGATAAGCCAAGGAAGCGTTTAGACCTGACGCTATTTCTGCTGATTTTGGAATATCCAAACCAAAACCAGAAACGAATTTAGCACTTGCGTCAATCGTATTCTTGGCTAAGTCATCCATCGAGTTATCAACATACCAGCTGTATTTATCAATACCTAGCGCCCAACCTTCTGGGATTGCTCGCCCGATTTTGTCACGAAATACTTTGGATGGTGAGTTGATGCTCAGAGCACTTCGAGCAGCAGACACAGCGCCATAAGCGATACTTGCAGCAGCATTTGCTACTGATCCAGCCATAGCATAGATACCAGCTGTTAGACCTTCACCAATGGACATACCAGCCCCGTATGCCGAGTTGTATCCGCCCTGCATGCCGTTTGTGGCATTGTCTCTGAGAGACGAACCTGCGCTATGTGCAGAGCCCTGATGGCTTTGAATTCCATCTGTAGCACCAGAGCCAAAATCAGAACCCGCTTTGCGACCATCACGGCCGAGCGAGCTCACACTTGCATTAACTGATTCTTTCAGCGCGTTTGATGCGCCTGTTGCGATTCCTTGAGTTGAAGAAATACCAGTACCGACACCAGTACCAAACTGCGAACCCTTGCTTTGACCGTCTGAGGCCATTGCAAGGAATTGTGCTGAAATAGCAATATTCATGACTGATGCAGCACCCACGGCCAATTGTTGACCTATTCCGATACCACTTGCGATACCTCCACCAAACTCAGAACCTTTCGCCTGACCTTCTGATGCCATACCAGCAACGGAAGTGACTGCCCCAGCCTTCAAGGCGTTTGCAGCACCCTGAACCGCTTCGATACCGCCAGACACACCAGAACTAAGCCCTGAACCTAGTTCAGAACCTTTAGTCTGTGCGTCGCCAAATATGCCATCTAAAGCACCTAACGAAGCACTCTTGAGTAATTCACCAGCCCCTTGTGCGACACTTTGGTTATCTGTGATACCTTGAGCATACTGACCACTTACTTGCGCCCCGCTATTTCTGGCTTCTTCTGGTACACCGTTAAACCCTTGTTTAGCGGATTCAGCTATTCCAGACATTGCTTGTGCAGCAGCAGCAATATTTGATGTGATACCCTCTCCAACCTTCTCAGGAATTTCACGGGCTTTAACATCAAATCCAGCATCTTGTAGAGCTTTTCTAAACTCATCACCAATAGCAGTCACCATCACTTGCACTTCTGGAGCTAGTTCAACTCCTGCAGCATTAATACTGCGCAATAATCCTTCTTTGGCCTTATCTCCTGCTTCTGTCCATGTGGTACTTAAAGTTTGCAACTGCTCGTCTGAAGATTCTACCAAAGCTCGAACTTGAGCAGCAGCTTTAGGCCCTGCTTGTCTCAGTTGCTCGATAAGCCCTTGATTAAGTCCTCTTTGAGCTAGAGTTGTTAAATCGTTAGACCAGTTTTCTACCGCTTCGATATTTGTTCGCAAATTAGCAATCATCTGATCGGTAGATACAACTGTCTGTTGTTCGATCGCTTGGAAAGCGTTCTGAACATCACCTTTCAATGCTTGATATTGAGAGCGCATATCTTCAACCAATTTGCGCTGGCTTTCGTTCAGGGTATTCCAAGTCAGAACTTGACGGCCCGAAGCGTCTTCAACTGCTTTAGCGCTTGCTTCTGCAGATTTAACAGCGGTATTAGATGTCTCTTCATACTGAGATTCCAAGCTCTTGAGACTGCCTTCTAGGTCGCTGAGTTGCTTACCAGCTTCTTCTCTGACCTTTTGTAGAGCAACTTCTTTGATAGTGCTGTTACTTGCACTTTCACCGAGTTTTTCTTCGGCGTCTTTTAGCTTGCTCTTAACATCCGCGATTTTGTCTTCGACTTCCAGCTTCTGCTTAGCGATTTCAACTAAGCGCTGGTTTGCTGCCTCTGCTTCTGCCGATTGTTTAGTAACTTCAATCTGCCTGCGGATAGCGTCTGCAGTCATGTTGATTGAGCCTGTAGCCTTGTCATAAACAATGTTCAATCCAGATACATTGTTATTTAACATTTGAGTAGCAGCAGCAAGTTCTTTCTTCTGACTAGCTGTCTTCTTCTGGACAGAGCTTAGTTCTTCAATCTTTCTGACAAGCTTTTCATTCTCGTCTGCAGTTGCCTTTATTTCTCGTCTGTGGTCTTCATAGCGTTCTTTACCTTGGGCGACCTCATCATTTAATTTCTTGATGGATTCTTTGTGCTTCTCAGACGCTTCACGGGCTTTTTTCTGCTCGTCGGTCTCTCTGGATAGCCAGCTAACAAAACCGATTAATGCACCGACAGCAACAGCTATCCCTGCGGTTGAAAGGCTAGCAAATGCAGTACCAAGCGTTAACGTAGCCCCCTCAGCAACTGTAGCCGTACTGATAAATGATAAAAACGACTGGATCAAACCAGTTACCCAACTTTTGACACCATTAATCACAGCGAGTGCCAACATTGCGCCTTTAAAGGCCAACGCTCCAGCAACTGCGCCCATAATGATTGGAGTCAGAGCATCAAAGATAGGCCTCAAAGTACCTAATACGTTGTTTACTGACTGCACAATTGGAATCAGGCCTCTAATGCCGTCTGTGACGAATTTAAAGAAGCCGTTAACGCCAGCTTTTAGACCGTCCAAGTTTTTGGCAATACTCTTGCCAGTAATTGCCTTACTCAGATCATCAAAGGCTTTCATGACGTTAGCGATACCTTTAGCAAACGCGTTGACAATGTTGTTCCAAGAAGTTTGAATACCTTCACTGTTCTTCTTGGCCATTTCTGCAAAACCGTTCGTGCCTTGGTTAAGCTCAATCAGACGTTTACTAAACTGCTTAAACGTGATTTCACCGTTCAGCAAGGCTGAGTAAAAGTCTTTTTGTGCGGACTCGCCAGCAAAGCCAAATGATTCAGCAGTCTTCTGCAAGGCATAAGGCATGGTCTCTTGCAAGGTTTTCCAAGATTGCATATCAACCTTACCAGCTGATAACATCTGGCTAAATTGTTGCAGACCACGGCTAGCGTCTTCTGTAGACGCACCAGACGCTAAGAATGCATTATTTAAGGCCAAGGTGAGCTTAGTTGATGTCTTGAGGTCGCCAGTCATTGACGTTAGCTTCTGAGTTGTTTTAACAACGTCATCAAGTGTTGTAGGCAAGCCATCGATACCGTCTGATAGCTCTTTAGTCGAATTGGCTACATCTTTTGCGCTAAAACCAAGAGACTTCATCACTTTTGGATAGCGTTCCAGCGTATCAAAACGATTGATCGCTTTATCTAAGGAGGCGCTGACCAAATCCATTGCTGAGCTTGCCAGTTTAAAGCCGACAGCACCAACAGAAAAGTTTTTGATAGACTCTTTGATCTTGTCGAATTTTGACGAACTCTTTTCTGCTTGGTCGCCTGCCGTTTTGATGATGTCTTTTAACTTGACAAAACCGCCCCCGCTCTGAGATGCAACCTGACTGGCTTTTTGAACCAAATCAGCACTTACTTTAAAACCATTCCCGCCAGTTTTGCTGATTACTCCAGCTTCCTTGACTTTTTCGCCAGCTTGCTTGAAAGCATCTCCACTTGACTTAGATAGCACTCCAGCTTCTTTGATTTTAAAACTTGCAGACTTGAAACCGTCACCACCCGATTTGGCCGTTTCGCTTGCGCTTTTAGCCTTGTCTCCAGCTTCTTTAAAACCTTGGCCTGAGCTTTTGGCTTTGTCGCCAGATTCTTTTATTTTGTTACTGGCTTGCTTAAAGCCTTCACCGCTTCGTTTAGCGTCGGACTCGATTCTCTTCAAATCAGCAGACAAAGAAGATAGCTTCTGGCCATTCACTTCAACCTCAATGGTTATTTTTCCATCTGCCAAATATTATTCCTCCTCTCTATCTAGACTGTATTTTCTTTGTAGTTTTCGCATCAAGCCCTTGTACTCGCTAGAGTCGTGACTGCTAGGCTTCCATGACCTTATCTGGACAATCTTCATCATTGATGTATCATCAGGCAATCCATTAAGCAGAGCCATAAATTCAGCCCATGTCAGCTTCCCTTGCTCGTCTAATAGGTTAATGCCATACGCTTGTATGAAACTAGCGTATATATCTTGAGCGTCTATTTCAAAATCGATTAAGCGGGCTTTGTCGTCTTCGTCTACTACTGGCATAGGATTTCCTTGCCTGTCATAGATGACAGGGTCTTTTTTAACCGTGATAAAATGCTCGTCAATGTATTTCCAGATTTGAGATGCAAGCTCTGGATCTTCTATCACTTCACCAGTCATAATTTCAATGGCCAACTGAAGCTTCTCAACGTCATTCAGCACGTCGTCGTCAAACATTTCAAACACATCTAAAACGACATCAAACGAACAATCTATTTCAAAGGTCTTGTTTTCAAATTTAAAAGAGGTTTCAAGAGGTTCATTCAGCTTCATAAGCCGACCTCCTTATTTTTTCTTTTTCTTTGATTTAGCTTTAGCCTTGTACTCGTCAGCTCGTGATTTAGCCTTGTTTTTTCGCTCGATAGCAAGCTTTTCAAGCTCTGCCCCGATAAGTGTATCAACTTGATAAAATGCCTCATCTAGGGCTTCGTAATCAGGGTATACTTTGTACAATTTAGCAAACGTTCCATCACCAAATACCAAGTCATACTTGATTTCAGTAGTCTTACGTTCAAGCGCCAAGGCTTCGTCAATCGTTTCTTTGCTGATTTCACCTTCCTTCAAGCCGTCAAACTTGCCATTGTTAGATTTATCAACGATTTCTTTTTGATATTCGTTAAAACGATTATTTACTTCATCTTCAATCCCAAAAAATCTTGTTAGATTTTCGATAGACGTATCAAACCACAGCTCTACTTCCCCCAATTTGACAGGAAATCCTGAGCGCTTAACTTCAATTTGAATAGACATATTTTCTCCTTATTTTTTACAAAAAAAGAGCGCTACCTGAGTAGATAGCGCCTTAAAATTATCCCACTACCGCTGATTCTTTAGGAATAGAGTTGTAAGAAATCTTGCATCCGAACTCTTCGAAGTCTGCAGCAGCACCAGAACCAGCTTTAATATCGCTGACTGTTGCGATTCCAACCCATTGTGTCTTGTTATCTGCTGACACTACTTTGTGCCATACAAGACGATCATTACCGAGTTTGTATTTGAGACCTGCAATGTGCTTCATAGCCTTGTCTTCTTGATCGTAAGTGCCCTTAAATGTGTAAGAGCCTTTAACAGCGGTTACTGTGGTTTCTTCTGTTCCGTCACCGTCATAATAAGCGGTTGATGTTGTTTGTTCGTCAGTATCATCCGAAATGTCTTCAATCCACTTAGCTAATTCCAGATAATCTGTTTTCTGAGGTTCTGTGCTAGCGTCTGTTACAGGGGCGATAAAATGCCCACGTAGGGCGTTCTTATAACGTGCCATTTAATTCTCCTTTTTGTTTAAAATTGTTAGATTTGCAGTGATGTCCTGCAAGTAGATGTAGTAGCCTTGCCCGTCTCTCTCGTTAAGAGTTGGAGCGGTTACTGTTAAGTCGTTAAAAATATATGAGTCGTTCTTACTTGGTAAATCAAGGTCAAACTCTGACAGCTCTTTGTTGATTTCCCACAAGCACTCACTTGCTTTTTGCTGATCTTTCGTCTTTATGGCAATCTCAAAGATGAGGTTTACATCTTTTGAGCCGTCCATGTACTCTTTTTTGACTTGTCCGCCTGGTAATGGATAAAGGACTAATCCTTCCTTTTCGTCCAAAAAATCCAGTCGACATTTAAAAGGAATGCCTAGACTATCAATAAAAGCGCGTAAGACAACAGCAAAGTCATTGTTATTCTTCGTCATTTAATGCCCATCGCTTTCAATCCGATTTCTGCCCACTTATTAGCATGGAGAGGTTTAGCCTTTAAATCCCAACGTTTGCCCGTTCCAGGGGTTGAGTAGTTGTTAAAGCTAAAACTTCTGTGTTTGTTGTATGCTCCACCATAAAACTGAGCTCTAGCATAAGGTGTGTTATAGACGATTTGCGAACCACCACCCGTCACATGACCGCTAGACCTTAGAGGGCCCTTTCTCAGCGGTATATACGGATCCATGTCAAGCAGAGCCTGATTGGCAATTGCTAATTGTCCTTTTTTAACATTTGTCTTATTGATTTTTTCCTTCGCCTTACTCAAATCTATTTTTAATTTAATCGAGGTCATTACATCACCTCTATTTCATAGCAATAGACCTTATTTTTAAACGGATAATACACGGGGATTATCTTATTGATGATGTACTCTCGATCACCATCTTTTAAAATCCCGCTGCGGTAAGTGTCATCAATCTGTACATCACAGTATTGTGTGTATACGAACAAGACACTCGGTTTGCTAAACGTCGGGTTCTTCGTTCCTGCTGGATTGTTGATAGCGCCTGGTGCATTGTAGTTTCTGTCAAATCGGACAGGAGACAATAAAAGAGGGTCAGAATAAGATTCTTTCCCCCAGTCGTCTTTGTCTGCCTGCTTTTGGATTGTGACAGAGTCAACTAATGCTCGTTTATCTACCATATCTATCAACCCCCGAATACAAGAACCCAGCTGATTTAAGGGCGTTAAACGCATCAAGCGATAGATTATACCCCGAAGCTATTTCATGAGCCCTAGAGGAGCTCTGAGAGCCGTAGGATACGGTTGTGCGACCTAACGTCATGCTTGAGATTGATTGTTTGTCCTCTGCCGTCAAAATACCTGAGCTTTCCAAATAATGCACTTGGTAAGCAGTAGCTAACTTAACAGCCTTTTTCCTAGGCTTAAAATCACTCTCGAAGTCGTTATAGTCGTAAAAATGACGAATAAATAAATCGATTGCAAGTTCAGCCTGTTTCAATCGATCGTCAAAGCCAGCGAACTCATCAAAACCAAGTTCGATATACTCTTCTTTAGTTAAGTAAGCGATAGTAGCCACCTCCTTTTCTAAAAGGCGGTGTTACTCTTCCGCCTCGTCTGTTTCATCAATCGGAACAAAGAACGGGCTAAGTTCTGGGTGAGCTAACAACCCTTTTGCATTTAACTCAACCGCTTTTTGTTCCTCGATTTCATATTTCTTGTTCTCATCAAATTGGATTTCTTCGCTATCAATGATAAAAACCACATTTGATGTTGCTTTAAATTTTGCCATTTAATCACTCCTCCACTTCATATCCCGAAGCCAAGAAAGCAGATACCTGTATTTGGCTCGCTACAGTGAAAGATACACCATCTTTAGTCAAAGTAACTAGTCTTGGATTAGAAACAGCCTCGGCTACCTCTTCGGTGATTTCCTCGGTTTTTTTCTTAGCCATTAACTACCTCCTTTTTAAGCAGATTTGTGAACGTAAATCGCCTTTTTCTTGTTATCCAAAACAAATGCATCGTAGCGAATGCGTCCTTCAACCAATTTACCATTGATTCCTGGTGGGTTATCGTGAATCTTGTAGTCTTCCAACTTAACAGGAGATGTAGTAGCAATTGGGTGAGCAATAACAAAGTCTACATTTTCTGGTAGGCGTGATGTTGGAGTCAACACAACAGGAAGACCATCAATCATACCAACTTGGCCTTTGATTGTAATTTCTTGGCCAAGGTCTGAATTCTTAACAAATGTAGGGTCAAGCTTAATCAACTTGTAGAATTTAGGTGATACGTGAAGTACACGTCCAGCAACTGGAACGAATGCGTCAGTAAGTTTTACCTGACCATCTAACACTGCTTCATAAGCGTTATCTTTCGTGATTGCTCCAGTAGCGACATTGTCTGTATCTGCACCAGCCACAATCTTAGAGAAGCGATAAGTATCAACTTCTGGGATCACGACTTCTGAAAGTTGACGTGCAAGAGCTTTGCCAGCTTCCATCACACCGTTTGTATCTTGTTCTGACTTCTTGTCGATGGTAAATGTAAATGAACGGTCTTTTGTCAATACCATTGTTTGTACTGTGTTGCCGAGTTCTTCGGCTTCCCCGTAACGATTTTGACCAGTTGTCTTGTAGTCGTTCATTTTAGATGTTGGTACTGAGTATACTTTTACAGTATCAACGCCCGTAAAATCAAAGTCTTGGTTGATAATTCCTGTAGAAAGGGCTTCTTTGGCAAAGCGCTCATCTACTTTAGCATCAAATTTAGCTGCATAATTTACTGCCATTTAGTTTTTCCTCTTTTCTTGTTTTTATTAAACGCTGTCAAAGCCAGCGAATAGCGCCTTATCTTCTGCACTAAGGTTTTCTCCTCCGTCTGCTGGTGGATTCCCTGTGGTAGAAAATGTCGGTTTAGGTTGTGCGTTGTCTTGGCTTTGAAATAAATAAGGGCTAGACTCTCTCAAACCTTGAATGGTTTCTTCGATGACTGGTTTACCATCTTCTCCCAGCTCGATTTTATCTAGATCGATAAATCTCATGAGGTCATCTGAGTTATAAGCACCTACATCTTTCAACGCAAGAGCAACAGCATTTGTTTTGGTTACCTGAGCCAGCTTAGCTTCGCTATCTGTCTTATACTGGTCAAACTGAGCTTGTAAGTCAGCTAATTGTTTCTTGCTTTCTTCGCTAGCTCCTTCTTTTGCCTGCAAGTCCTTCAAAGCTTGGGTTTGCTGTTCCAGTTGGCCTTTTAACGTGTCGGCTTCTGCTTGCATTTCAGACTTAATTTGTGATTTTGCATTTTCAATACCTGCACCGTACGCTTGCATAATATTGTCAATCACCGTTTTGTCTGTGATACCAGCTTCTGTCAACATTTCCCGTTTTAAACTCATGTCTAAAACTCCTCCTTTTTACGTCACACGGACAAAATTAAGACAGTTTTACGCCATGCTCCAGGGCAAAATAAAAACCGCATGATTCTTCATACGGTTTGTTATAGCAATTAAGTAGCAGTCTATTCCTGCTAGTCAAGATGACGGATCACCTCCTATCCGTAATACTTCTCTCTAGCATAATCGCGATGTAGAAACGGATGCTGTTTGAGATAGTCTCTCATAGCTCCTTGTTGGATTCTAACCTTGCTCTTATACTTGTCTATCAGCTCCTTGTCGCCTAATTTCTCGGCTACGTGGAGCTTTTCCTTGTTATTCCTGATAGACCGCTCTAAGGCTCTCTGCTTAGCTTCTGCGTTTGCATTTTCTATCGCTTGTTCTGGCGTTACGTTCTTCACATCTTCCCCTAACTCTGGCAACTCATTGATGCCAGGAATAAACGGGGTCAAGATATGACCGCAGTTGATGCCCAAACACCCCGCAGGAGTTCCATAGCCGTGGTCATTAAGAGATAAGATAGTATATCCTTCTTCTTCTCGAGCCATACCAGTCGTTACGATATGATGCTGCAGAGGTGCACAAGCCTCTCTTGCTGTCGCCTTCTTCGAGTAGTAATAAGTATCTATCCCTAGCTCTTCAGCGGGCATGGTTCGCATTTCTCGATAGCTTCTTATGGCCGTAGTCTTTATGACTGTACGCGCATAATTATCTATCTTCCAGCGCTTGCCACCCTTATCAACAAATCCTTTAAAGCCCGCGTCTTGCCATTTCATGACGGTTTCATTTAGCGCCTTGTCATGAGTGGACAAGCCAGTCACTACACGAGCTACAGAGTCTTGTATTATCCCTCTGTACACCTCAGACACAGCTTGCGGGAGCGTGGTGTTAATCAGATTCTTAATATCTCCGTGCGACTGGTTGAAATAGCCAGACAGCAACTCTTGGACGTGCGAAGAATCTCCGAGCTCACCTTCTCCCAAATCATCTATCAGATGTTGTTTGGTGTCCTTGTAGATTTTAAAGCCTTCACCTTCAATGACCTGTCTAAGCTGTTCTTCGCCAATCTTAGAGTATTTAGCAATCGTCTTCAGGTTCTGCTCGTTCAGCAAGTGCATCTGATTCAGCTTCTCTAATTGCCAAATGTACGGATTATCAGCAAGTGAAGCAGTGCCACGTTCTAATAGCCTATCTATGACTTCATCAAATAGGTCAAGAGTTAGCTTGTGATAAGTATCAGCAACTTGACCCGCTTCTAAAATCAGCTGTTCATCATCAAATTTAATCGGGTACTTGTGCTTCATCTAATCATTCTCCGTAAATATCTACATCTGTCTGACTCCTAACGCTTCCTACGTCTGCTACAGCCTCTTTTCTAACGGCTTCTGCCATCTTCTTAGCTTCTTCCGTAGAAAACCCTAAAGCCTTTTCGATTGCATACTCACGGCTTACTAGACCGCTTGCTAGCGCCTTTGTGTAATACTCTAACTGAGTATTCTTATCAGTAAAAACTCCATCGTCAAGGCTGACCGTTACATTCTCAAGCGTTGGAATAGGCCCGTTATATAAATCATACAACGCACCGAGTTCACAAATTGAAACCACAAGTTCTTTGATTGACTGCTCTACAAGACTTACAATGCTGTTGCGCATTTGATAAGTGTCTGAGTTCTCGCTGACCACTTCAGTAGCCGTCTTCATACTCTTGCCGTCAAACGTAAACATTCCAGCAGATACGCCTATCTGCATTTCAAACAGCGCCAATCCTTCGTTAATGGCCTTGATGTAGTCATCAGAACGAATAGGAGTTGTTAGGTCTGTAATGCTGACAGGAGTATCTTTGCCACCGTCAATTTGCTCATAAACGTTCTGCTCTGGGTCAAACTCACGCTTCACAAGGTCAATATCTCCATCTCTAGCAAATCCAACTCTGACGGTCTGGTCAGGTACGATGACACGACGTTGCCCCATCTTGACTTCCCAGCGAAACTCGTCATAAGTCGTGTTAATAAAATCAATCGTACTCTTAGCATTATCAAAGATAGACAGACCAAGCGGACTGTTGATATCCTTGTTGTTCATTCCAGGAGGCTTCAAGTAAGTAAATAAAGGACGTGTCAGTTGCTCCAGAATAACTTCTTCTTCAAGGTCTTCATAGACCTCAGACAATGGCACTCTATCGCCAACTTTTTCTTTTTCAGTTGATCGATAAAGCTCGTTAGTGATGACGTATTTACCATCTTTGTCCCACTCGTGGAACTCAATCAAGGTATAGTAGATGTTCTTTTTGTCAATCGCTTTAATTGTCTTCGTCACGATTGCTGCAGACGATATATCCTGTGTATTGGACTGCAACGGAAGAAACACTGGAGCTTGCACGAATGAGACCTTCACACTGTCGCCAGATACGTAAGGACGCATAGCAAGACCACCGAGAGCCAAGCAACTCTCAAGATACCGTTCAAAATTCTTGTTGAATCGGTCGTTCTTTAGCGTATCTTGGATAAACTTGTTTGCTGTTGTATCATCCACAGTAATTTCCGCCTGCTCGTTAAATACAAGGCTTGCAAGCTTCTTTGACGCCGTTCGTGCAATCGGCAAATGATTCATGCTGCGCTTTTTCTTTTCGTGATTTGAGTTGAGATACTCAATTTCTGGCCATTTACTTTGATAGTAGGTCAGATTGCGAGAAATCCTATCATATTCTTCCTGCGTAACTGCAATTTTAGGATGTTCTGTGATGTTGCCTAATGATTGGCCTGTCATTGCGTATGTACTCCTTTTAAATATATTTTTAATTTTCTGTATGATACCCATTTCAAAGCCTTTCTTAAGCTTTCAACCCGAGCAATTGAAGGTTATCCACAATCATATACTGAAACGCGTCACAAGTATGGTCGTCTTCCTTGACAACCTTAGGGTCATCATTCATGATTGATTTCTCTTCCCACTGATACCGCTTGTGTTCCTCGATGAAATATCTCAGGTTGTTTTCGGTCGGTAAATAATAAAAACGCCCATCAGCTAGCAACGATTGGACGTATTCAGTCATAACTATTTTCTTTTTCTTCGCTACTGGATGCCAGCGGATGCCGAAGTCTTCCAAGTATTGGTTTCTTAACGCACCCTCTGCGCTATCGATTGTCATTTCTACCACTGGTGCATTGACAAATAGCTTCGTCTGACTTGTGACAAACTCATGCAACTCTTTAGATAACACACTAGGCGCTTTCTTATGTGTCTTACCTGCTGGACTGTAGTAATAGTTATCCACAAGATACAGTTTGCGCTTGTTAGTAACAACAGCATGTAAGCAAGTAGTTGCTGACTGCTGGTGGCCAGTATCTGCTGCAAACAATTGACCGATAACACGCTCGCTATCTGGTATCTTGTCTACTTTGTGGAATAAGTCCATGTTGTAGACGTTTGTGCCAAGCCCTACAGGCTCGCCCAAGTAAATATAGCGATAGTAGTCGTAGTCGTTTTCTTTTATCCGTTCGATATCGGCAAGCATTTGTTCGGTAACAAATCCGAGCTCGTCATCAAGATAACTCGATTTATGGAGCAAATAATCATCTCGCTCTTTCAAACTATCCCACCACTCATTGATCCAAGAGTATGGATTCCTAGGCGGGTTATACGTCCAGAAGAATTTCACAAACGGTACATCAGGGTGTTTCTGACGCATAAAGGTCACGTTGGTCTGGTCAAAGTCCTCCTGATTGGAGAACTCTGCAGCTTCCTCGTACCATACGAAGATAATATTTCCAATATCGTTTGATTTGAGCTTCTGGAAGTCGTCTTGGCCATAGAAATAGAAGCATGAGCCTGTAACCTTGTCTTGTATCTTAAACGGCGATACAGTGGCTTTAAATCTCCCTGAAAGGCCGAATAAATTCAATGCCCACTGGATCTTCAGATAGACACTATCTCGGATTGTATTCCCAACCTTGCGGATAACTACAGCATTTGCCTTTTTGTTTTTCTTAAGGAACTTTGCCATGCCGTAGACCATATTCAACGCGACTACAGAGGATTTAAAAGAGTTACGACCGCCAGCAAGCACATTGTAGGGCAACTTAGAGACCCAGACAGGCTTAAAATGCGGATTCACATTCTTCTGGATATCAATCGTCATCGTCTGCCCACCTATCCACGATCGTGATATTAGTCTCGGCCATATTACCAGTCTCTAACTGAGCTTTCAATTTCTCAATCTCAAGCTCCATCTTTTCGGCTTGCTTAGCAGTTGGATAGCGTTTCAAGATTTCTTGTATAGCCTTGATAACCGTTGCATTATCAGCTTTTTTCGTCAGCCTATCGACTTCGCCAGTCACGGGATTCATCATCAAGACTTCTTCATCCCGCTTACCTCTAGCGATATCAGACAAGATGCTCAAGGCCTCTCTAGCACTCATGATATTTTTATCGTGCATTTTGTCCATCTCGGTTTGGATAAAGGACTTGACGCTCTCATTTTCCAATAATTTTGTAACATTCCCTCTGGCATAAGCTTCGCTATATCCAGCCAGCGTTGCTGACTGATAAGCGTTACCAGTTCTCAGATACTCACTTGCGAATATCTTTTGTCGTTGATTCAACCCAATATCCATCACCACCTTTCAGACAAAATAAAAAGTCGCATGAGCGACTGAAGGGAATTACTGGAATCGAACCAGAAGAGGCAAAGATTTTTTGAAAAAGGGTTTTGCGAGGTAACCATGAAACACGAACATGAACATTAAAAAATACATAAGGAGACTTAAGACCTCTTAACCATTATTCCCAAAATGCGCCCTAACCGCATAGGCGCGATACTGTACGAATTTCTAAATTTTATTGTTTGCGGTTATGTAAGAGAGAGCCTGAAATCGCATCAGGTCAAAACCTATCATTCTCTCCCCGGAAGTTTAAAGGAATTAGAAATATCAAAGACCTCTTGCCAAATCTTTGATACTACTATTTTATCACTATTTCAGCCTAACAATTCCCGCATTTTTACCGCAAAATTACCGCAAAATTACCGCTTTTTTACCGCTTTTCGCAAACCAGTACTGCACCGCGGTATTGCCAGGCGAAAGCGAGCAATGCCCCTTCTAACAATTCCTGATAGCGCGTCTTCTCGATCCCTAGTTCTGTATAGATGACATACGCAGAGTCAGGAACGTTTTTCAGAAACCGAGAATACAAGATAAACCGATAAGTCGGATTAAATAGCCTTGATACTGCCTGCTCAATCTCTTCCAGCTCAGACAAAGCGTCTACACGTCTAATTGCTAGGTTCTCGATAGGTCTATTAGGCCCGCTTGCTCCTCTAATTTCAAAAGTAAATTCCTGCGTTACCTTTTGAATGGCTTCGTCGCAGGCAATTTCCCGCCACTTCGGATACTCTCTTAATTTAGCTTTTGCCTTCCGAATCGTCCTTTTTTCGTTGACCTCTGGCAAAAGCGGAATCACTCTTTCTTCAAACATTCAATCTCCTCATCACATCGTTTAACCTGTTTCTTTAACCAATCCCTGCGTTTTGAAGCCACTTGCAGACCGAAATCCCTCTGCACAACTGCCATGTGCTCAGGCTCTAAATCTCTCAAATAGCATTTCTTCGCATGCTCTAGCTGTGCTATCTTATCCTCCAACATTATTCCGCTCCGCTGTTTCTTTTAAATTCTTAGCAATCTCTGCATCAATCGTCTTATTGAGCTTGTCTACCTGCTCCGTGATTTCAGCGTTTTGCCGTTCCAACCTAAACACTTTATCGTTTAGATTTTGATTCGCTTCGTATTGCTTGTAAAAACCGAAGCATGTCACGCAAACAAATACGCATAATATCAAGTAAGTGAACTTATTTAAAAATTTATCTGAGTTCATTTTAATTTTCCTTTCGTTTTAAATAATCAGGCACATCATCACCGACTGATACTGATTCGTACTGATCCTTATTGACTAGATACTTACCATAATGCCTGATTGTGATATGATACCTACCGTTGACTTCCTCTTTGTGAGTGACCACAGGTTTGTTAAACGCTGCCCCTGCATAGAACGATACTATGCATGAGGCTATAAAAAATATTAGTTTAAACTCGGTCATGGTCTGCCTCCAGAAGTTCTGGGGTTTCGTAGATGAATTGATAACCAAAAACATTATTCCTTCGTCCGCTCAAACATTCCGAGATATTCCCATTGGATTTCATGCCTAAAAAGAATTGAGCGTCTTTGATACTTTTAAAAGAGCCTACTCGTTTGCCATCCCTCAGCATAATAATTGCTTTTTGTTTTTTAGCACCGACTTCTCCATGGCTTTTTATTTTATTATCTTCCCAAAACATCCAAGTCATATTTTCGAATCGATAACCAATAAAGGGATTTGTTCTGTCAACTGACGGTTTGAATTCTTTTTTATAACCAGATTTCGACCAAATATCGAAGATGTATAGAAATTTTTCTTCGGAATATGCCCATTCCCTAAAATCATATAAAGAAAAAGGTAAACTTCCATATCCTTTTTCTACATTTCGATGTTCCATTTTATGATAAAGGTTCGCTAACATCCCTTTTGGAAGATGTCTGTATACTTCGTTTGTGTCAGAATACTTTTTCCTTGCACGCTTCTCCCAAACATCTATTTTATACTTTGGAATCATCTTGCACCTCCTTATTTTTCAAGCTTTTGGATTTCACGTTCCACTAGATCTTTACGTTTCTGTAATTCTTCTAGTTTTTGAACATCTAATGCTTTCTTAATGATTTCAAGTCGCTCGATTTCTTTTTTGAACTTGATTAGCTCTTCAACTTTCCGTGCATAATCTCTAAAATTATTTGCCCACTCATAATTATCCCAACCAAAAGCATGTAAAAATTCATTTTTTAAGTCATTGTGTTTTCTTTCCAAATCTCTATTGACCATCGCCTGAGAATACATGATATAGAATGTCATAGCTGAAATCAGCAAACAAGCTATAAACATTCCCCAAAACATTAAATCTTTCATTGTTTTACCTCACTTGTAATTCTATTACGCTCTACTCTTAATTTAAAACTAGTGCCATCACCGGAACATACTAGAGTTGTTTCTTCCTCCCACTGACTTCTCGTATATGGATATCTGTTTGGTCGTTTCATTTTGTTACCTCTCAATCTTTATTATTTTTTAATAACATATAAATAATTACCGTCCAATACGAAGTCCACAATAGTTCTGACAAAGATTTCAGAAAATGTTCTACTGTCATTCTTCCACCTCCTCAACTTATGCTTCCTTCAAATACTGGTTAAATACATCTTCATCAAGTATTCCGTTTTCAATCAAGTTTTCAACTGCGATTTCAATTTTAATCAAACGATTTAATTCTTCATTTGGCAAGAAAGCCATAATAATTTCTTCCATTAAACCACCTCCTCAATCTCAATTTTCTTGCACTCGATCAAGCCAGAATCCACATAGTCTCTTAATACTCTGTGATAACCGTCATCTCCTAGTGAGATAATAATATCTCCGTTCTCGTCCAGATACCCTTTCACCCATATTTCAGAGTTGTTTTTATTTTTCATTCTTCCACCTCCTCGACTTCAAACAGCGGGCTGTTAAATACTTCTCCAAACCCAGCTTCTTCAAGTTCTTTGCGAGTAAACTTGGTTCGCACTATGTCAGTTTCATAATTTGACGCAAGATACCATTTTTGGATTTTTGAGTTGTGATTCAAACAATTGATATTTCCCGAAATGCCTTTAAACTCAACCTTGTACTTAGCTTCTTCCTCGACTGTGTAGCCGTCAAGCCAAGCGCGGGTGAATGTCTCTTGGTTATTTTCAGTGTCTAAGAATTCTTTTAGTTTTGAAAAATCTTTTTGATTTGCGTAGTTGTAAAAATATACATCACCAACAAGCAAAGCATTTTGCAAATTAACATTAGTGAATTTACAATACTTAATCCAATCTGCCACAAACTGCGGGACGACTGGTTTTTGAGGTTCTGGCTTAGTCATTTTTTCATATTCTCGGATAAAAATTTTTACGTTTGTGAAACTTGGAAAATATCCAAATTTTTGCATTCGGTTCATCAATTTCTTAGTTAATTCTTTTTTATTCATTTCTACCTCGTCTTCTTCGGCTAGTTCGTTTGGTTCTATCAAACGAATGCCTTTGATTTCCCCTACATCAATTTTGCTTAAATCCATTTCAGTTGTTGATTTCATTTCAAATCCTCTTCCTTCACCCACACGCCATCAATTAGCTTGCCCTTGCGATCTTTGATTTCGTTCCATGCTTGCGACAAGCAGTCTTCAAAATTTAAATTTTCGCTTTTCGCAATAGTCCTCAGACACGAAATTAGACGTACGATATATTCTTCGATTTCATCATTTGTTTTTCTGATTCGCAAGGAGATAAGACCGATTAGCTCTGCTGCTCTTGGCATAAGATCATTTATTGATAAGTGATCAAATATCACACAAAAATCACTAATTGATTTAACACCTTTCTGCTGTGCCAAAATAATCAACACAATCACCACATCACCAATTGAATCTTTAACGACTTCCTTGTTCCCTTTAGCAATCCCCGAAGCTAATTCTCCAAATTCTTCATAGAGTTTCAGCATCTGCTTCTTGCTGTCTGCCTTGTCCAGTCCACGGTCAATAGACCATTGCTGTACGTTTGTAATTAATTTATTTAATTCCATTCTAAATCCCCCACGATTTCTCCAAATGCATCTCACGTTTGAGCTTGCGTTTTAATTTTCTTAACCGCTCTTCCTCAGTCGTGTTCTGCATGTTGTCAGCTTTTAATAAATATTTCTGACCAACTTCAACATCCCTGTCTCTTTTGGCTGAGTCTAATTTCTCTCTCAGGCACGTCTCAAAAAATGCCTTATCAAATACAGGCGCTAACCGAATCATCGTATTTACGGGAGGTAATCGCCCCCCTTTTTTGTCAATACGGATTCTGGATGCTGTATAGCCTACTTCTTTCTCACTTGATATAAACGTGCGCAGAAATTCAAATACATTTTTATATTCGCTCTGCTTCTCTTCGATAATTGAGTAGAAGCGGTTTATGTTGTTCATATTTTCACCTCTACAATTTCTACCTCTATGCGAGGGTTTAAGCTATAAAATTTGCCTACATCATGCAAAGCGATCTGACCGTCATCTTTAAAGACGATCTCTGACATGCTGTCATATAGCGCTTTTTCGTAATTGTCTATATCTGGCTTCTTATCCACTGGCATTGTTTCATCTGCTAAGGCTTGCTGGTTTTTTTTGAGCTTGGAGATATATTTTGGAGGTTGGATATAAAATCTAACCTTTGCTTTAAGCGCCCCCTCAAGCATGGGTTGACCCTTGTACTGGTTAGCAACCAGAAAACGGCAATGACTACGCCAAATCTCCATCTCCTTTTCTTCGTAGACCTTGGTAAATTTCCCACGTCTTGCGAATCTCGGCCTGCTCTGCGGTTTCGGCTCAATATTTAGTATTAATTTCATAATTTCATTTAAAATCCACCAGCCAAATTTAAAATTTGTGTGAGAAAAAATGGCTTGGCTGGTGAAATCCTTTACGTCATTCGTCCAAGTCTGACGCTTATTTTCTAGGTTGCTTTTAGTGAGATTCCCAGCTCATAGTTTTTTAAAGTTCTATTAAGTCGTTTAGACTAACTAATGCGCCTAATTTCTTCTGGCTTCTGCAATAATCGCAACGCCCGCATTTCTTAGGTTCTTGCTTGCCTTGTATAACATTCCATGTTTCGACAATGTTGTCTTTGATGTTTTGTAGACCTTCTTCAAGCCACTCTTCATCAATTTTGATTATCTCTTTATCAGGGATATTCTCTTTGCTGACTGCTACAATCAATGGTCTAAAATCCTTGCCTGTCATTTGCTTCAGCAACTCACGATACAGGCCAAGCTGTCCGTGATAGCCAAAGCCTAGTATGTTGTTCACTGACGCTGGAACACGCTTCTTCAAGTCCGCATTCCATTCCTCTGTGTAGATTGATTTCATAGTTTTCAAATCCACGAAATATCCACGACTGAGATTTACGCTATCAAGTTTGCCCTTTACTGGTACGCCCTCGATTTCTCCATAGACAATCATTTCTTTTTTGACTTCATCCCCAGAAATCCCGTGATAAAGCCTATTAAAACCTTCGTCTTCAGCCAATGATTGGATCATTTTATCTCCAATCACAAACTCTGATTTCAATCCACCTTTATTTTTCCCTGACTTCGCAAGAAGCTTTTCTCTGTTTTCTTTCAAAAAATTGTCATGAGCTTCCTTGCTCTCAAAGTAACTATGCACATAATTTCCCAGAAGAAGGGGCGTTTCATCCCTGTCTTCAATACACAACCCATTGTCAACCGCATAGGCTCTCGCTTGGCATTTTTGATATTCTTTAAAGCGTGAATTAGATAACCAGTTTTTGTCAGAATAATAATTTTCATCTGTTAATTCTTTCGCTTTCACTTCGTCTCCTTTCTATAATCGATTTTAAAGCACCTTATTCGCTCTGCATCAAATTTTAATTAGTTGGTCGATAATTTATATACCTAACATTTAAAATTGATTCTAGGGCGTTTTAAACACCTTCTGCTATGTTTGTTGTATTTCCCTCAAAGAAGCTGACTTCTTCTAATACTTCTCCCGTCACCTTGTCGTGCTTAGGCAATTCAGTTTCTGTAGGTTCTCCCAAGAAATCAGATAAGTTTTCTTCCTGAGGTGTAACGTCAATAGGCGCTCCTTTAATATCCTCTGACTCATTGTCTGCTGTGAAAGCCTGCTCCATCTCTACTGATAATGGCCCGTACTTACTGATGATTTGTTTAAGCAATGTTTTTTGAGCCATTGCATCAAAGTCTGAACTCCAAGGGCCTTTGCTGTAGGTTTTAGAAAACCGTTTGCCGTGTGCTTCAGCCTGCTCTTTTGTCCAATAAGTCAATTTTTCAAATCCGTTTATCAATTTAAACGATGCGAAGTATCCTACCACTTCATCCTGTGGTTGAGTAAAATCGATTTCCAATTCTTCAAAGAGTGGATTGTAGGAAATAAATTGGCTCTTGTAGACAATTCCAGCAGTGATACTCTTGTACTTCCCACTTCGTTGCGCCAGCTGGAGAAGTCCTTTGTAACCAAGCTGAAACTGCGCTTCTTGACCGTAAGGTACGATATACGCTTGTCCTAAGCTTGGTTCAATCGGTAAATTTAAGACTGCTGCTTTCATCGCTGCGGTCATGATTGATTGGTTGCTTGCTCTAGCGAATAGCTTGTTGTTGGTTACGATCGATAGCAAACTTGCTACAAATTCATTTTCTTTCCCCTTTAGCACTTCTTGAAATTTAGCTTTTACTGCTGGCGAATTAAAGAAATCCTTGTGTGTTACTGTTGATAATTGATTATTTGTCATTTCTTGTCTCCTTATTTAATCCATTTCGCATAGCTGTCTGTCTATCCAGCTTTCGTATGCTTCATCTTCATCTTCTTCTGACTCTGTATATGGTTCTGGTGGTGTACTGAGCCATCTGTCGTAATCAAACGGCTCAAGCATGCAGGGCCTCTTTCAGTTCTTCGTGAAACTTATCTAAATCCACAGCTTCGACCTTTGACACTCTCATTTGTGAAGTCTTAATCTGGCTCTTGTATGCCTGCAATCCTTCTTGTCGTTCTTCTTCGCTTCGTGGCAAGTAGTATCCGTTGTGTCCAGCTTGTTTAATTGCAACTACTGGAATGCCATACTGAAATACCAACCGCTCAATAGCTTTTTCAACCGACCGCTTACTCATGCCTAACATCTGTTCGATTTCTCGTCTAGGTCGTGGTCGCTCACTACCGATTGGTATCACTTGTAAAATCCTCTTGTGTAGTTTATCCATGTTCTACCTCTCTTATTAATGCGCATAGCATTAAATCCTTAATCTTCATTTCTGACGCTACTGGATCGCTCGCTAGTAGCTTCTTTTTCATGACGTCTGACAGCGGATAGAACATCCACTCAAAGTCATCAATCATCTGTGATACTCTGTATCCTGCTTTTTCTTTGCTCAAAACGGTAATGTTCTCCTGTCTTCCGAATCTTGCGGATATTTAAAACTTAAATCCTTTGAACCTTTAGCAACACGACTAACTAAGCTTGCATCAAATATCTTTTTCATTTCTGCGCCTGAGAGATTGCTTGTGATGATTGTTTTATCTCTTGCGTCAAGCAGTGTGTACATAAAATCTTTCTTCCACTGTGCTTGATCGCCTTTGCCGAAGTCATCCAAAACAAGATAGTCAACTCTTTTCAATAGCTCCAGCCAGTCGTCCGCACTTCGCACGTCTCTACGACCAAAGCCACTCTGGATTTTTTGGAACATAGCTGGTACGTTCATAAACAACACGCTCTTAGGTGTGTTGATAGCCTTGAAGTCCGCATTTATCTTTCTTGCTATTGCTATTGCAAGGTGCGTCTTACCCCTTCCAGCTTCTCCGACAATAACCGTATTGCCTTTGCCGTCCTTGAAGTAGTGCTTTGCTACTCTCAGGGCGAAGTTTCTGGCTAGTTTATCAGCCTCATTTGCTACCGTGAATGTTTTGAAGCTTGCATCTTTTAAGTCATTAGGGATCAAGCTGTTCTTATCAAGTACATCAAATGTATTTCTAAGGATTGATGAAGTGTACGCTTCTCCTATTTCAGCTTCTTGCTCGCGTTCTACCTTCTCTCTGACACACTGCGGACAGAAGGTTGGTTGGTAAGGCCCTGTTCTGTTTATAGCTCGTACTGGCTTCTTAAACGTCCACATATAGCAAGAATGCTTAGGGCATATCTCGTCTTCATTCACATAGTGCAGTGGTTCAAATCCAATCTTTTCAATCATGCAAACCTCCTAAAATGGCAACTCGTCCCGATAAGGTTTAAAGACCGCTGGATTGTCCGCTGATGGATTAGATTTTCTGATTTCAAATTCTTCAACATCTTTCTTGACTGCTTCTAGCGAAGTCAACTTCTTCTCTCTCCAAGATTTCAAAATCTTGTTTAGATAGTTGAAGTTATTAGCTCCCGCATCTTCTGTCAACTCAACTGCATATTGGATCATTTCGATTGTCATATTGTCTAAGCCAACATAATCTAATAGCATTTGAGCTTGTCTGTCGTTAAGCTTGATGTTGCTTTCTTTGATAATTTGAGAAAAAGATTTTTTTTCATTTTCAACCCCTGTATAGTTAAGGTTGTTAACCTTATCTAACTCTAATCTATCCTTATCTAATCTATCCTTACCTATCCTTACCTGTGTATCCATTTGGTATCCATCTGGTATGACATCTGGTATGACATCGTGAAAAGGCTTGATATTAGCGGTTTTTGTTTCATCAAAATCAATTTTCTTTTTTTCTTCTTGGTACATTGTTGACTGGAAACGGTCTGATCTAATATAGTTGTGTATTCTCCAGTGCCGAATAACAACGACACCACTGTCAAACGGAATTACAAACCCTTTCGCTATCAAAATTCGCAAGTCATCACTACTTGCTCCGATTGTTCGTTGAATCGTTTTCGCTTTGTCTACAAAGCCTTCGTCATCTGCTCCCATGTTTAAGTGGAAGTATAAAGCTTGGCTTGACAGAGGCATATCAAGAAAATTGTCTGTTTCTGTTATTTTCTTACTAAACATTCTTCTTTGCGCCATTAACTCTCCTTTTTATGCTTCAACATCCCCTGCAACCAAAGGATCTCGTGCTTGTTCTTTCTGATAATCGCTTCTAAATCCGATTTCTCACGCTCTAACTGTTCGATTCTATCCAATAGTTCAGCTTCTCTAGTCTTCGGATTGTACGGTTTGCGCTCGAATATCACCATTAAATGGCACCTCGATTCCTTCTGTGCTAAAATTTTTCTTGTGTTTGTAGTAAGCGTACTCTGCTTGCTGCCTCGCAATCTGCTCTGCTCTATACTCTGCTTCACGCATGAGCAGTTCTCTGTTCTGTGCTTCCAACTCTCTGTTTCTTTTCTCAATACGTCTGCGTTCGATTTCTTCTTTGATTGAGCTAATCAACATAATCAGTGCTAGCGATGCAAGCCACAGCGTAGCTCCTGCTATTTGGCTGATGATTGGTGGTTCAGTCATTTGTATTCTCCAATTTTTCTAATTTCTCTACGAATTCAACGTAAGCTTCGTAATGTTTACCAGAGTACTCGCTATCTTGATATGCTTTGTTTATTAGCTCTTGACCTGTTCCGTAAAAGCAACCAACCTTCCACATTTTGTTTGATTTTGTATATGTAAAATATCTACCACTAGACCAGTTATTTTTAAAGACGATGTAGTCTGCGTCACCATAGATCATTGCGTCACCATAGATCATTGCGTCACCATAGACCTCTGCGTCACCAGAGACCCTAGCGTTATCAGAGACCCAAGCGTCACCATAGATCATTGCGTCACCATAGACCCTAGCGTTACCATAGACCTCTGCGTCACCA